AAAGTATGGGGATGTAGCTCAGTTGGCTAGAGCGCTACACTTGCACTGTAGAAGTCGTGGGTTCGAGTCCCACCTTCTCCACAGCATGCCACATTGTCATTGTTTTATGACACATTGTCATTGAAATAATTTCATTATGTCGGAAAAATTGCGTACCTTTATAGTATAAATAAAGGATATAAATTAAAATAGAATAAATATGACAAATCAAAGATGGAAAGAATTGCAAACTGAAATTGCTAAATTAAAAAAACAAGATGATAGAACAACTGAAAGGATTGTTGCAGAATTAGATGCAGAGATTAAAGTTCCTTGTTCTCTAGAACAGGATACTGAATGGGCTAACGAATCAATATAATTATGAATACATTAAATACACTTCAAACATTAGTAGACGATTTACAACTTACTACTAGTTCAAATCAAAAAATAAAATGCTTGGAAGTATATTCTGAATTTGAAGATATAAAAAAGATACTAATTCAAATATATAGTCCTTATATACACTTTGGTGTAGGTTCTAAAAATTGTAAGAAATTATCTCATTTAGGTACCTCACATCCTCATGATACTATATTTAATTTACTACGCAGACTAGCTGATAGAACCTTTACAGGTCACTCGGCAATTGCAATGGTAAATGGATTTGTTGAAGCTAACAAGGAACACGAAGAACTTATATATAATATATTAGATAAAGATTTAAAAACTAGAACTGGAGCTAGCTTAATAAATAAAGCTATCCCTGGTTTAATACCACAATTCAAAGTTGCTTTGGCTCAAACTTTTGAAAAGGCACCAGACTTTGAAAATGAAGATTGGTATGCTAGTCAAAAGCTTGATGGTGTAAGATGCTTGGCTATAAATACTGATGGTGATATAAAATTTTATTCTCGTCAAGGAAATGAATTTGAAACACTAGATAAATTAAAATGGGATTTATCAGATAACTCACCTTTTGAAATGATGGAACCTAACACTGTACTTGATGGCGAGCTTTGTATAGTCGATGAAAATGGTAGTGAAGATTTTCAAAGTGTTATGAAAGAAATTAGACGTAAGGACCATACAATAGAAAATCCTATGTTTATTATATTCGACCAATTAACTTTGGAAGAATTTAATTCTCAAAAAAGTACAAGAACACTTACTGAAAGAAATGCTAATAAAATTTCAGGTAATCACTTCCAAACTTTAGAACACACAAAAATAGCAACTGAAGAAGAATTATTAATAGCACAGAAAGTTGCAGATGATTGTGGATATGAAGGTATCATGTTAAGAAAAGATATAGGCTATGAAGGCAAAAGAAGTAAGAATTTATTGAAGGTAAAAAAATTCCATGATGCAGAATATAAAGTTATCGATTGCGAAGAAGGTACTGTTCGTTATATTAAAGATGGAAAAGAAATAGAAGAAGTAATGTTAAGTAATATCATAATCGAACATAAAGGTAATAATGTTGGAGTTGGTTCTGGATTTACAATAGACCAACGAAAAGAATTTTATAAAGACCCTTCAAAAATTATGTTCAAAATAGTTACGGTACAATACTTTGAAGAATCACAGAACAAAGCTGGAGAATACTCATTGAGATTCCCAGTCTTAAAAATAATTCACGGAGATGAAAGAACAGTTTAACATATTACTAATAGCTCTATTGTTTGTGGCTTGTAGTAAAGAAGAGTATATACCTCTTGACCATGACTTTGAAATAGATGCCAGGTTACCTATAGACTCTAATGGTTATTATCATTTACAATTAGATAACGATTGGCAAACATTACATAGAATTTCTGGTAGTGTTCCATCTATAACACAAGATTATAATACAGCTAAAGTATATTGGTCAAGTTCTCATTTTTGGTACATCGGTGATACGTTAGGTTATATAGTACATCAAAACAATACACTAAACGATTACTATTATTATATGACACCAGACACTACTTACATTACTTGGTTCGAAGGACACGAAGTACCTATTGTAAATAGCATATCATACCAAACAAACGATGGAGAAATAAATACAATGATAGCACCTGTAAGGTCTATGATATACGATACATTAAGTATAAGAGCATATCCAGAATTTGCAGATGGTTATATAGGAAGTAAAATAGAAATAAAAATAATATTAAATTAAAAGTTATGAAAAATAAATTAACAATTTATATAGATATGGATGGCGTACTAGCCAACTTTGATAAAGCAGCAAAAGAGAATCCACATATTAAAAGACCAGATTTACATTTGGACTTCTCAACATTCGAACCTATAGTAGGTGCAGAGGATGCTGTCAAGAAACTTGAAGATATGGGTCACGACTTATTCATTGCAACAACACCTCCCTGGAACCACCCAGATGCTTGGGGTCAAAAAAGAAACTGGATTGAAAAATATTTCCCAACACTTAAAAGAAAAATGTTTTTAACTCACAGAAAAGATTTACTTAAAGGAGATATTCTTATAGACGATACAATATATAGAGGTCAAAGAGATTTTGAAGGAGAGTTTATGTGGTTTGGTCAAAACGGTATGGACTGGCCTTATATAGTAGAAACAATAAAAACAATAACTAATTTACAAACATTAATAAAATAATTATGAAAAAACAAACACACACTTACAACTCAGGAGATATCGTAACATTTAAGTTTTTAACTGGCGATGTACACACAGGAAAAATTATAGATAGAACTTATAAGAAGGATGGAACGGCTGACTACAAAATTAGAGTAGAAGATAACAAAGGCTTTACAATATATCCTTGCATGACAGATGAAAGAATAATCAAAAGAAATAAGACTGCTAAACAAGCAAATAAAGATTTTGACCAAAAATATCGAGATACATTAATAAAAGAAAGAGATATGGCAAGAAAAAAGTCTAAGAAAAAAGTTAGCAAATCAAAATTAGATGATGCTATCAAAGCTCAACAAGATTTTACCAATGGTAAAGTATCAAATGAATAATGACAGGAGAAATCTTATATACAGATAATGATGAAGTTTATGAAATTAAAAGGACTATACCAGAACAGCAATTGAAAAATCCAGATATGAAAATACTAAAACAATTTTTTCATTGCGATACAGTATTGAGAAATCAAGGGAAGTTATATTTTTGTAATCACATAAAATGCGTAGAGTATGAAGAAGTTTAGTCCGTTAGCGGAAAAGAAAATAAAGCATTATGTATATTCATTACGTTGTAAAAAAACAAACAAGTATGCTTATCCAGGTAAAGGTAAACACTCTCGAGTATTCGAACATAGAAACTCAATGTATCTAACTGAATCAAGAAAAAATTCGTGGTTAAGAGAAAATGAATTCTATGAATATATACATTCAACGCATAGAACTAGTCAAGGAGCATACGAAGCTGAAGCGCTTTTAATTAGTATGCTTAATGAACATCCTGAACTTGTAATAGAAGGAGGTCTCCTTAATGAAGTACCAGGCCATCATGAAACAATGATGACAGCGGAAAGATATGATAAATTATATGGAGACAAAGGGGATTTTGATAGGGAAGAAATTGATAAGATATTTAGAAAGCAAAATAGACGTGGTGTTATATTAAACATCATGAGAAGTGAAAATACAAACAAAAGAAATAACACACCTTATAGAGAACTAGCTTTTGGTTATAGCAATGCAAATAAAGCAAGATTACATTTAGCTGAAGAAGTTTTTATAAGATTTAAAGGTTCGATTGTAGAACATTGGACAAACGTCAAATGGATTATAGACCCATGTAAAGGTAGCGTATGGCACGGTAAGAAAATGGATTCAGATTTAGCTCCAACAAGAATGACAGGCAAAGCAAGAAATTCACAGGCTTCAGCAATATATCTAAATATTGATATGAATTATAATAACACTAAAATAAAAAAACAAACAACATGACAAAATTAATTTGGAAACTTTACAACACAGGTAAAATAAGTTTGAAGGCAGCAGTAGAGTTATTAGCTGTACACGACAGAAGAAAAGAATTACAGTATAAAAATAAATAATATGATAGAATTAACAATACAAATATTAGGAATGACATGGTGCGCTCTTTGTTTAGGGTGTATCATATGGACACTTGGTAGTTATATCAAAAACAAAACAGAATAAATATGGGATTTAATAAAATTTATATCGATTTCGATAAAATAATTTCTGAATGGAAAGAATACGGCGCACAAGGTGTTGCTGATATGTATCAGAAATATGATGGAGTTATTATGACAGATAAACAGTCTATGGTATTTGGTAGGATTATGGAAAAAGAAATTTCTAATAAAGAAAAAAATAATCTTATTGAAGTTTATATCGAACAACTCTTAGAAGGTTTACATAAAATAAACTAATAATTATTTTTCTATCTCGGAAAAATTTGATATATTAGTAAATATAAAATAAATCAGGGGCTAGTCGAAAACCCTATTTAATAGAGTAGACATAATGCTAAATATAAAATAAAATGGCAGACAAATTTAACCCAAAAAAGTACGGAAAATTATGGTCAACTGTTGACTGTGAACTAATTCAAGGAATCAAAGCAAAGGTACCTACAGGAGATGCTAATCAACCATTGATTGGTACATTTATAATCGGAGGTAAGAGATTCGAATTAACTTATTCAGAAACTAATAGAGTTATTGAAACTATGTTAGATATGCAGAATGTATATAAGAAAGCTCAAAGGCTTGGAATGCTTGATAAAGGTACGGGGACATGGAGAGGATAATGATAGCACTATCAATAATTTTAAGTTATATATTAGGTTGTACCACAATGATAATTTATCTTAACAAAAAGTTTAATACTACAAAGGCTTTGTTAAATGATAAGATTCTTGTTAACGACCTTTTGAAAAAAGAGATACAAAATCTCGCTTGCTGTAAAGATTCTAAGAAATCTACACCTAAAAATAAACGTAGAAATTTTAGGAAAAAACCTAAAAAACAGCAAAGTAAGTAGATATTTATATATGACCGCTAGTACTTATATTAGCTACATTGCTGGACGAGGGTTCGATACCCTCCACCTCCACTAAAAGATTTACACAATATGGGGGTGACTGGAATTGACACAATGATAAGGGTATAAGGAAGGTCACGACTAACTGGCGAAACAGTTGAAATGGCGATGGCGGCTTAGGCACCCAGAACCAACGGCTAAAAGAAGCCATGTCGTTAAAGCTTCGGTGGTAAGAGGATAATTTAAAAAATAAATAATATGGAAAACTTTGAAGAATATATGAATAGTAATACTCCACAACCAGCTGGTTTGGATATAGCTTTTAAAAATACTTATAAAATCGTAACAGGTAAATTAAGTATAAAGAAAGTAACGCATAATCCACATAGAGATGTTTTCCTATTATATGACCCATTCTATCTTGACATTGCAGAATTAAAAGATATACTAAATGATATCATAGATTTTTATATCGAAACAGAAGAATATGAAAAATGTCAAGAACTTAAAAACTTATTAAACTCGGACCCGAATGAATTAAAAGAGTTAATAGAAAAAATAACCCTTAAAGATACAGATGTAGTTTCTGAAAAAGATTCTAGACATAATGGCTTAAATTCTATAGACAGCTTAATTGATTTGTTTAAACAACATAGAGATTTCGATCCGAATAAAATTAAAAACGCAGGCAGATGGCCACAGGCCAAGCATGGAAAAAAATATATACCACAATTTCTATCCGATATGGAAATGTGGTCATTAATGAAAAAAAGTGATAAGAATATCTTTGAAAATAATTATACACTTTTTACAAAATGGACCAGTGAACTAGAAAATGAAGATAAAAAATATTATTCAGAAAGATTAATTAACGGCATATCTTTACTACCAATAGTACAGGAAGACATCTATAATATAAGTAAAAATACATACGATTATAATTCGTTGGTTGTAAGTATTATTGATGAATTCATATGCATAAGTAATTATAGTTCAGAAAGAATAAATAAATTACAAAAATTATTGAAAGGTTTAGGAGTTAATGATTCTGAAATAAGAATAAAACTCGAAGACGACGTTCCAATATATACACTGGTATATTCTTCTAAGCAACCGCCTTCACCACCTGGCAAATAATGAAAAACAAACTTCCCTACATTATAGCATTGTCAGCATTGTCTGTGGCAGGAACAGCCGCGTTCTATTCTGTATTTGGTTTAAGTAAATTATTCGCAGGCGCATCTACCCAAGTAATTATAATGGCAGGTTCTTTAGAATTTGCTAAACTAGTTGTTGCATCTTTATTATATCAATATTGGGGTACAATCAATAAGATATTAAAAGGCTATTTAATGATTGCCTGTTTTGTTTTAATGGTGATAACATCAGGAGGTATATATGGATTTTTATCTGGAGCTTATCAATCAACGGCAATCAAGTCTGAATTATTAGACAAAGGACTGGCAGTACTTAATCAGAAACAAATTCGCTTTCAAGAAACAAAAGGCGATTTAACAATTGAAAAAAATCAATTAAATAAATCTATTTCTGATTTAAGAATATCACTATCAAACCCAACTTCAGTTTCATATTACAGTACAGAAGCTGAACAAGTAATTACAACATCAAGTAGTTCGGCAAGACGAGCATTACAATCAGAATTAAAAAATACAATTGTAGATAGAGATAATATAAACTTAAAACTGGAAGCAGTTATTGATTCAATTACAATAACTGATATGGCTTTATTAAATAAAGAAATATCTAATGAAGACCAAAGAGAACTAGGTCCGCTTAAATATTTAGCAGGAATAACAGGCTGGGCGATGGATAGAGTAGTCAACTGGTTTTTATTACTTATTATCTTTGTATTTGACCCATTAGCAATAGCATTAGTGGTAACAGCCAACTTTGCTTTTGCACAAATAAAAAGAAAACCAGAGAAAAAAGATTATTTTAACAAAAGAAATGAACATTTAGAAAAAAAAGTTAAAGTAGCTAACGATAAACAAACCAATGATTTAAGTAAAATCGATGGTATTGAAGATAAAATAAACCATATCTCGGATATACTTAATAGTATAAACAACAAAACAAATGACAGAGAAAAAGAAGAAATTGATAAAGAAACTCCTATAAAGAAAGAGTCAGTAACAAAAGCTACCCATAGGGAAACAGCTGAAACAATGTTTCGTGCACGAACAGGAAGATTCCCTATGGAAGGAGAAAATCTTTATGGTGACAAATAATGACAGAATATATAACAGAATACAGAAAAGGAAGAAGATGGAATGAAAATTCAGAAACCTTGTATAAATTTATGGAGTGTAAAATCTGTGGAGCATTTGAAAAAGTCTGTGAAGAAACAGAAGCAGTCACTTGTTACGAATGCGTAATAGAAATGTCAGACCCACCTGAAATAAAGACGAGAGGTAATACAGGTAAAGTTTCAGGTTGGCATTTTATGAAAGAATTTGTAGATAAAAATGGCAATGTATATCATAAAGGAGTGGAGCAACCCAAGCTGAAGGGTACGCTAACACCTACAGTTGTTAAAAAGAAAAATAAACTTTCAAAGAAAGAAAAACAAAAATATAAAAATGAAGCAGCAATTAAAGTTGCTTCACTCAAAAAAGAGTTAAAAGGGTTACGTTGGAAAAAAGACAAAAAGATTGTCATGCAGAAAATAAAAAACTATTCAAAAATAATGAGTGGTAAATTTACAGGTGCATTGGTTACAAAACTTTTCAGCTAATTGTTTTCAAGATTAAAAATTTTTTGTTATATTATATATAAATAAATTATTGGAGAGATATGAATGATATTAGACAAAATAATATACAAACGGGGTGTAAAATCTAAAGAACCACAAATAATAGAATTCGGAGTACCATCTGATTTATCTATTAAAGAATATAAAAGAACTTGTAAAAGATTGGCACAAGCTTTAGGATATTCTAATAAAAGCATAGAAGAAAACTTTGGCAAAGACGAAGAGTTAGGTGACCCTGCACAGTTAAAGTTATTATTCAGTTAATATGAAAACATACTTACCTTATATATTCACACTAATTGCGGTGTCTTTATTTTTAATGTCTGAAATGGATAATGAAAATAAAATAAAAGACTTGCATGAAGATATTAAAATTAAAAATTCTATAATCGATAGTTTAAAAAATAAAATAGACACATTAAATTTTGAGCTTGAAATATGGGATTTTAATATGACCAACAATACAACTCATTTACTATCTGCAATAATGCATGTCGAAAGCAGTAACAATGATTCAGCATATCACAGAGGCGAAGATGCCGTTGGTTGTTTACAAATTAGAAAGTGTATGGTAAAGGATGTAAATAGAATATTAAGAAGACAGAAATCAGATATAAGATTTGCATACGATGATAGATGGTTGCGAACAAAATCAATTAAAATGTTTGACATTTATTGTAAGCATTATGGTTTAATAACAGCAGAAGAAATAGCTAGGTGTTGGAACGGTGGACCAAGAGGAATGCAAAACGAAGTCACAGCAGGTTATTGGAAAAAAGTAGAAAAACAAATAAAGGAAAACTCATGAATTTAACAGAAGAACAAATAGTACAAAATTGGAAAGACCTTATGCAGGTTATTAACTTAAAGTTTAAAGGAGCTAGGAGACAAAAACTCTTAGCTATGTACGAAAGCTTTCAAGAGCGAATGATGTTTGCTCCTGCGTCTGGTAATATAAATTACCACAATGCTTTTGTAGGTGGTTATGTAGAACACGTATTAAGAGTAGTTAAATGTGCAGAACAAACATATGAATTATGGAGGTCAATGGGTTCAACAATGCAAGGTTATACATTCGAAGAATTGATGTTCGCTGCACTTAATCATGACTTAGGAAAAGTTGGCGATTTGAAAAATGATTTATATGTACCTAACCCAAGTGAATGGCACAGAAAAAATCAAGGCTCTCTTTGGAACCTTAATCCAGAATTAAGCTGGATGCCAGTACAACATAGAAGTTTATGGTTATTACAACACCACGAAATTAAAGTATCTGAAAATGAAATGATAACTATTATGGTACATGATGGTTTATATGACGAAGCAAATACACAATATTTTAAACATTACAACGCTGATAGAAATTTCAAAACAAATATGCCTTTGGTATTACATCAAGCAGATTTAATGGCTTCAAAAATTGAAGGTGAAATAAATAAAGTTCAAGGAGAAGTTAAAAAAGCTTCAAACAAAAAATATAAAAAGACTTCTTTAGATACAGCAACTAAAAACAAATCCGTTGATGATTTATTTGCAGGTCTATTT